GGCACGGCAATCATCCGGTCCTCTACATGTGCGCGGCGAATGCGGCGCTAGAGATCGACGCGGCGGAAAACCGCAAGTTCACCAAGAAGAAGTCCACTGGCCGAATCGACGGCCTGGTGGCCTTGGCTATGGCCGTTGGGTCGGCGCGCGTCGGACGCGATGCGCCCACCAACCCCTACGAATCCCGAGGAATCCGGACACTGTGAAAGCGACTCGGGAAGAAATGGCAGCGGCCATCGAGCGCGCCCGCAATTCGGCGACCTTGCGCGAGCCGGAGTGGTGGCGGCAGATGCCGGCCTTTGCGCCTACGATCTCCGGGCAAACGGTCACGCCGGAGACGGCGCTGGCGGTCACGGCAGTCTATGCGTGCGTGCTGATTCTCGCGGAGTCGGTCGCCTCGCTGCCGATGAGCGTCTATCGGCGCTTGCCCAACGGCGGCAAGGAGATCGCGACCAACCATCCGGTCCACCAACTGCTGCACGTCGCCCCGAACGACGAGCAGACGGCGTTCGAGGCCATCGAGTACCGCATGGCCTGTCTGGGCCTGCGGGGCAATGCGTATAGCGCGCTGGCGATCAACGGGCGCGGCGACATTCGCGATATTCAGCCGCTCCGTCCTCAGCACATGCGGCTGGACCGGGATGCGTCCGGGCGTCTGGTGTTCGACTACCAGGAGCCGGGCGCGGCGAAGGTCTACCCGAAGAACCTGATCTGGTACACGCGCGGCTTCGGCACGGACGGCGTGACCGGCCTGTCACCCATCGGTGTTCACCGCGAGGCCATCGGCTACGCGATGACGCTGAACGAGCATGGCAACCGGATGTTCGCCAATGGCGCGATGGTTGGTTCGACCATCGAGGTGCCGGTGGAATGGTCGGAAACTGCCTTCCAGAACTTCAAGGCCGACTTCAAGGAAAACCACGGCGGGCGGCTCAACGCTAACAAGCCGCTGATCCTCGAGGCGGGTGCGAAGTTCAACACCATCGGCATGTCGCTGGTGGATGCCGAATATATCGCCAGCCTCAAGAATGCCATCGCGGAAGTCGCGCGGATCTACCGCATTCCGCTGCACATGCTCAATGAACTGGAGAACGCGACGTTCTCGAACATTGAGCACCAGTCGCTGGAGTTCGTGACCCGCACACTGCTCCCGTGGCTCAAGCGCATCGAGGATTCCGCGAACCGCGATCTGTTCGGGCCGCTGGAGCGCGGCACGTACTACGTCAAGTTCAACGTGGACGCCCTGCTGCGCGGCGACATCAAGAGCCGGTATGAGGCGTACCAGATCGCGGTCGGCGGCAATAACGGCCCCGGCTGGATGACCCGCAATGAAGTCCGCGTCCTGGAGGACATGGACCCATTGCCAGGGCTGGACGAGATCTACGTTCCGGCAGCGCCCGCTACGCCCAAGCCCGGCGATCCGACAGCAGAGAAGCCGCAGAAGGCCGGCAACAAGCTGCCCGCCATCGTCAAGGCGCTGCGGATCGAGCGCGAACGACGCGCGGACGACGCGAATTTCCACGGATGGGCCAGCGATTACCTGCATCGCATGTGCGAAGGCACCGACACCAACCCCCACGACATGCTGGATGACCTCCAGACCCTCGGCGTAGAAGGCGCAATCGACCAATGGCTGAAATCCTGATCTACGACGACATCGGCCCAGAGGAGTGGGGCGGGGTGTCGGCAAAGGCCGTCAAGGCGCAGCTCGACGCGATGCCGGAGGCCGACCAGATCGTGGTCCGCATCAACTCGCCGGGCGGCGACGTGTTCGACGGCTTCGCGATCTACAACCTGCTCAAGCAGCACCCGGCCCACATCACCGTCAAGGTGGACGGCATGGCGGCCTCGGCTGCGTCGGTCATTGCGATGGCTGGCGACACCATCGAGATGGCCTCCAACGCTCGCATGATGATCCACAACCCGTGGACGCTCGCTGTGGGCGACTCGGCGGAAATGCGGAAGAAGGCCGAACTGCTCGACCAGATCAAGGAATCCATCGTCGCGACCTACAAGGCGCGCGTGAAGATGGAGGAGGCCGACATCGCCGAAGCGATGGACTCCGAATGGTGGTTCGGCGCCAAGGCTGCCATCGAGCATGGCTTCGCCGACGCCGAGTCCGGCGCTGCCAAGGCCATCAATAACACCGCGAAGCCGTGGATTCGCAATGCGCCCGTGGAGCCTGTCGCTCCCGAGCCGCCTGCTGTCCCCGAGTTCCGCATCGCTGCCCGCCAGCGGTTCCCCATTAGCTAAGGGCGGACGCCCCAGCTAAACGCCAACGGCGGACGCCTGAGGCAATCAACCAAGCCGCCGAGAGGCGGTTTTTTTGTGCCCGAAAGGGCGTCCAACTGAGACAACCCCAAATGATCGACAACAAGCTGCTGGCCGAACGCGGCCAGTGCATCGAAGCCATGCGCGCATTGCTGAACCGCGCCGAGGCAGAAGGCCGCGATCTGTCGGCCGACGAGCAGGCCGAGTACGGCCGCCACGAAGCCCGTCAGACCGAGATCGGCAACCTCGCCAAGCGCGCCGAGAAGTTCGGCCAGCTCGACGCGGAAGTGGGCCAGGCGGTGAACACCGTCACCAAGCTCGCCGTCGCGGCGGATGGCCGCAAGGACTTCCGCAACAGCGCCGAATACAAGGAAGCCCTCGATGTCGTGCTGCGCCGTGGTTCGGCGGGCATTCTCGACCCGCGCATCCACAACGCCCTTCAGGTCGGCACCAACTCCGAGGGCGGCTATGTCGTCCCGCAGGAGTTCGAGACGACCCTGCTGGAAGCCCTCCAGGACATCAATGAGATCCGCAACTACGTCTCGGTGATCTCGACGGCCTCGCAGCACCACATCCCGGTCGAATCGACGCTCGGTTCAGCGGCGTGGACGGCGGAAGAAGCGGCCTACAACGAGTCCGATGCGGCGTTCAACCGCGTCACGCTGAACGACTACAAGGCCACCACGATCATCAAGGTGTCCGAGGAGCTGCTCCGCGATTCGTTCTTCGACATGCAGGGCTACCTGGCTCGCAACTTCGGCAAGCGGTTCGGCATCCTTGAGGAAGCCGCGTTCGTCAACGGCGACGGCTCGGCCAAGCCGACCGGCATCGTGCCGGGCGCGTCGCTGGGCAAGACCGCTGCGGGCACCGCCGCGATCACCACGGACGAGCTGATCGACCTGTACCACTCGCTGAATCGTCCGTACCGCAAGAACGCGGTGTGGATGATGGCCGACGGCACCGCCAAGCTGATCCGCAAGCTGAAGGACACGACCAATCAGTACCTCTGGCAGCCGGGCCTTGTGGCCGGTCAGCCGGACACGCTGCTGGGTCGTCCGGTCATCGTGTCCAACTCGATGCCGGCCGCGACCACTGGCCTGAAGTCGGTGGTGTTCGGTGATCTGTCGTACTACACGGTCGCCGACCGTCAGGGCGTCACCGTGCAGCGTCTGAACGAGCTGTACGCCGCCACCGGCCAGGTGGGCTTCCGCGCCTTCAAGCGCACCGACGGCAAGGTCACGCTGTCGGAAGCCATCAAGTATCTGATCCAGGCGTAAGACCTCGGCGGGGTCGGGCTTCGGCTCGGCCCCGCTTTTTTGGAGGCCATATGGCAGTTCGCATGTTGTGTGCAATGGCCGGCGACGACTTTTCGGTCGTGGCGGGCAACAAATACGAATCGGACGCGGCCCATGAGGCGCGGCTGATCGAGGCCGGCTTGGCCGAGCCGTGGGTGGAGGAGGGCGAGAAGCCCGCCCCGAAGGCCAAGAAGCAGAAATGATCCTCTCCCGCGTCACCGCCCTCGTCGCGTCGCCTGTCTCGCTGGACGAGGCCAAGGCGCATCTGCGCGTCACCGTCACCGATGAGGACACGGCGATCCAGATGTACCTCGACGCGGCCGTCGCCCATGTGGACGGCGCGGAGGGCGTGCTGGGGCGCTGCCTCGTGACGCAGGAATGGGATTACACGTTCGACCGCTTCCCGTACAGCCGAGGCTGCTGGGACGCCATCGACGTGCCGCTGCCGACGCTCCAGAGCGTCACCAGCGTGAAGTATTACGACCCGGACGGTGTGCAGCAGACGATGGACCCGGCCGGCTACATCGCCAGCGGGCAGCAGATCGTTCCAGTGGACGCATGGCCGGACTACGACACCACGCGCCCCGGCGCGGTCACGGTGCGATTCACGGCCGGCTATGGCAATGCGGCGAGCGTGCCTGCGGCGATCAAGGCCGCGATCCTGCTCTACATCGGCGACCTGTACGCCAACCGCGAGGCGCAGGGCGAGCAGCTGTTCGCCAATGACGCGGCTCGCCGCCTGTTGGCTCCGTTCCGGAAGGTGCGAGTGTGAAAGCGGGCTCGCTGCGGTCCTACATCACGCTCCAGACGCGCGACAGCGGCACGGACGATGCCGGCCAGCCGGTGCAGACGTGGACGGATCTCGCGAGCGTGTGGGCGGACATTCGCGGCGCGAACGGCCTGAACACCATCAAGGCGTCGCTGGATGGCGTGGAGATCAACGCCTACAGCTTCCGCATCCGGTATCGCACTGACGTCGATGCCGCCAAGCGCGTGGTGCATAACGGCCAGAACTATGACGTGAAGCAGGTCAGGCACGACTTCGCGCGGAAGGAGTGGACGGACCTGATTTGCGAGGTGGGCGGCAATGACGGTTAGCGCCAAGCTCGACGTGTCCGGCTGGACGAAGGCGCTGGACAAGTTGGCCGGCGAGAAGCGCGTCAGCCTGGCCCGCTCCATGTGCGTGGCGGGCGGCAAAGTGTTTGAGGCCGAGGCAAAGCTGCAAGCCCCGGTGAAGGATGGCGTCCTCCAAAACGCCATCTACCTTGCGTTCAAGGATGCGGAATCGACCGCCGAGCGCGTGAAGTATTCGGTGAGTTGGAATCACCGCAAGGCACCACACGGGCATCTGATCGAGTTCGGCCACTGGCAGCCTTACAAGGTCGTCAAGCTGCCCAACGGCGACTGGTTCACCACGAAGGAAAAGCTGCCGAGCCCGAATTGGATCGCGGCGAAGCCGTTCCTGCGGCCGGCCTACGACATCGCAAAAGAGCGCGCCGTGCAGGCCATGATCGAGCGCGGCAAGCAGCGCCTGCCGGAATTGCTCACGGAGAACGAGAGTGGGGATTGAGGCCAGCATCAAGACGGCGCTGGCGTCGATTGCGGGCGGGCGCGTGTATCCCGATACGACAGATGGTGTTCCCACACCGCTGGTCTATCCGCTGGTCATTTACCAGCAGGTCGGCGGCGATGTCATCAACCCGCTGGAATGCACCGATCCCAACCTTGACAACGCCCGCATCCAAGTGTGGGTGTGGTCTAAGACGCGCCTGGAAGCGTCCAGCGTCATGCGGCAGGTCCGCGTCGCGCTCACCGGATCGCTCAAAGCCTTTGCGCTCGGCGCGCCTGTGTCCGATTACGTCGAAGAACTGAAGAACTACGGCAGCCGGATGGATTTCTCCATCTGGTATGCGCCCTAAGCAGGTGGCGACAACCTGCAAGGCAGCCGGTGAAGGTTGGCGAGGTGAATATCGGCGAGGTCGCGACCGCCGCCACACGCCCAGCCCTGACGGGAACGGTGAAGGCGTCGCTCGCCCTGACGTTCTAGGCCAAAACTGTCGCGCCTAATCCGAAGGTTCGCCATTGCGCGGGCCTTTCTCGTTTCAAGCCCCGACTAGCCCTCGTCGTGAGACGCGCGAAATCGGGCACCTGTTTGGCCCGGTCTGCGGACCCGTGCCAACCCGCAATCGGAATACGCGATTCCGAGCAGACCGCCGTGAGGCGGCCTTTCCCATCGAGATGGAACAACACAAATGGCATACACGATCGCGAATGGCTCGACCATTCATATCGGCTCTGCGGTCGGCTCCTCGCTGACTGTCACCGTTGCTACGAACGCCTCCCCGTGCGTGATGACCTCGACGGCCCACGGCCTGTCGAACGGCGACTACATCATCGTGACCTCGGGCTGGTCCCGCGTCACCGACAAGGTGTGGCGCGTCGCCAACGTCACCGCCAACACGTTCGAGCTGGAAGGCAGCAACACCAGCGACACGACCGTCTACGCGGCCGGATCGGGCACGGGCTCGGTCAAGAAGGTCACGACCTGGACCCAGCTCACGCAGGTTCTGTCGGTCAGCTCACAGGGCGGCGAACAGCAGTACGCGACCTACCAGCCGCTGGAAGGCGACCGCGAAGTCCGCATCCCGACCGTCAAGAGCGGCGGCGGCCTCGACATCGAGGTCGGCGACGACCCGACGCTTGCGGGCTTCCAGGCGTTCATGACCGCCAACGACTCGCGCACCGCCTATGCGGTCCGCATCACGGCGGCCAATAGCGGCAAGTCGCTGTTCTACAGCTACATCTCGGCCGACAAGGTGCCGCAGATGAATGTCAACGATGTGCAGAAGGCGCGCATCACGCTGTCGCATCTGAACGAAGCCGTGCGTTACGCGACCTAATGGACCGGGGAGGCCCGGTGCATTGGGCCTCCCCTTCCCCAGCAGGAGCTAGACGATGTTCAAGATTCAAGCCAACCCCACCATTGACGCGAAGCTGACCCTCATCGGGCAGGGCCGCGAGCAGGTGCTGGAGTTGACGTTCAAACATTCCACCCGATCGGACTACCTCCAGTTGCTGTCGGACGTGCGTGAGGAAAAACGCAAGCCCGAGGACGCGCTGGCGAGCCTGATCGAGAAGTGGAACGCCGACATGGCCGTCTCGGCTGACGCGATGAAGGCATTGGACGAGCACCAGCCGGGCGCGCTCATGGCGATCCTCAATGCCTATGGCGACGCCCTGGTCGTGGCCCGCAAGGGAAACTGATCGGCAGCGCCCGCGTCCTCCGCGATGGCTTGCCGACGCCGGAGGACTTGTCGAACGCGGGCCTTGAACCCGAGGACTGCACGACGCCCAACGAGGATGGCGTGTATTACGACCTCGGCGACAAAGCGTGGCGCTGCCAGATTTGGGAAGAAAACTGGCCCGCGCTCAGTTTGTACCTGCGGCTGCATACCCAATGGCGCGTCGGCTTCAGCGGTGCCGTAGGACTGGATTACAACGTCCTGTTCCACGAATTGGACCGGATGCACCTCGACCCCGATGACTACGACGACCTGTTCGGGTCCGTCCGCGTGATCGAAGAAACGATGCTGAACCCCAAGCCCGCCTAGTGCGGGCTTTTTCCTTTTTGAGAGTCCCATGACCGAAGAAAGCATCGGCACTGCCCGCCTAGATTTGGTGGCGGACACGTCCGAGTTTGTCGTCGGCGTGGAGGCAGCCAAGAAAGCGACGGCCGACCTTGGGCGGGCGACGCAGCAGTCCGCGAAGGTCGCGGCCGATGGCATCGCCAAGACCAACGCGGCGGCCAAAAGCACGGCCGATGCGATTCGCGGTTCGGCCAACGCGGTTGAGCAGAACACCCGGCGCCAAATCAATTCGCTGGAGAAGTTGGCCCGCACCTACGGGCTGACCCGCGAGGAGCAGATCCGGTACCGGATCGAGACGCAAACCACGGGTGACGTGCAGAAGCGCCTGCTGTCGATCTTTGACCAGCAGGTCGCGAAAGTTAACAGCAGCGGCCGTGCGCTCGATGCCTATGGCATGAGCGCGAAGCAGACCGCAGCGGCCCTTCGGGGCGTGCCGGCGCAGCTCACCGACATCTTCACCGGCCTTGCCACCGGCCAGCGTCCGATCAACATCCTGCTCCAGCAGGGCGGTCAGTTGAAGGACATGTTCGGCGGCATCGTGCCGGCCATTCGTGCCGTTGGTGGCGCGGTTGCGGGCCTCATCAACCCGTTCACCCTCACGGCGGCAGCAGTTGTCGGGCTGGGAGTGGCGTGGAACAAGGCCAACGACGAGGCCGAGGCGTTCAACAAGGCGCTCATCCTGTCGGGCAATGCGGTGGGACTGACGCGCCAGCAGTTGGAAGGTGTTGCGGCCTCGATTGCCAACACGACCGACGCCACGCAGGGCAAGGTGTCCGAGGCGCTGGCCCAAGTCGCGGCGTCCGGGCAGTTCACCGCCAAGCAGATGCAGATGGTCGCGCAGGCCGCCGTCGAGATGCAGCAGGCGACCGGCCAGTCCATCGAAAAGACGGTTCAGGACTTTGCCTCGCTGAAGGGCGACCCGCTTGACGGCATCCTCAAACTCAACGACGCGATTGGCGACGGCACCAACGTCGTCCGCTTCCTGACGCAAGCCCAGGCCGAGGAAATCGCCAAGCTCAAGGAGCAGGGCGACACCGCTGGGGCTACTGACCTTGCGTTCAAGGCGCTGTTCGACGGCATTAACTCGCGTGCTCCACAAGCCGCGCAGCAGATGTCGCTGCTCGGCGGCGTGCTGCACACCATTTCGGTCGAGGCCAAGCAAGACCTCGACGCCATCGTCGGGTTCTTCCGGGGTGCGGACGAAGGCATCCGCAGCTTCATCCTCACCCACGAGAAGATGCTGCGGTCGGTGGGCAATGTGGCGGCGGCATTGCCGAGCAACATCTTCGGCAACGCGCAGTTGGATGTCCTCAACTCCACGATTGATGCCGCCAAGCGCGCGTCCCGCCCGACCTTCTCCAATGTCACGGACGGAAGCGGCGCGGCGGATGCATCCAAGATCCACGCCCGCGAAGAAGCGCAACAGGAATTTGACCGTCTCGCCCTGAGCAACCTCAGCAAGCGCGAGAAGCTGGAAAACGAGATCAAGGAGATTCGCGAGAAGGGACTCGCGGCAGGCAAGTCGCAGCTTGCGATTGACACGGCCGTTGCCAACGCCCGCGCCCGCTATGCCGAAAGCCAGAAGAAGGGCAATTCGGGCGCAGGCATTGAATCGGCTACGTCAAAGAACTCCATTCAGGCGTTCGAGGATCAGCTCAAGAAAGAGCAGGGGTTGATCGCCAACCAGACACAGGTGCTGGAGGCCAACTACGCCGCCCGCAACATCACGGTGGCCGCCTACTACAAGGAACAGAAGCGCCTCGCCCAAGAAAACACGGACGTGCAGGTCAAGGCGCTGGAAGGCGAGATCGCCGCGCTCGGTGCCCGCAACGTCAATGGCAAGGTCTCCATCGAGAACGCGACCGAGATCGCGCAGAAGGAAGCCGAGCTGGCGAAGGTCCGCGCCGATGGTGCGACAAAGCTGGAAGTCCTGAACATTCAGGAGGCCGCGCAGCTCAAGCAACGCCAGCAGTTGCTGACCTCCTACAACGACGCGCTCAAGCAGACGGAAGATACGCTCCACGACGAGTTGGACAACCAAGTCGCCCGCATTTCGATGGGCGAGCGCGAGTTCGAGATGCGCTCGCGGATCAACCAGATCCTGCGGCAGCAGTCGAAGGAGCTGCTGGACCTGGCCCGCGCCCGCGACGCCGATCCAGCCAATGCCGACCTGTACGACAAGCAGGCCGCTGCGCTGGAAGCCTCCGTGGCCCGCCAGGTGCAGGCCGTGCGCGACGGCTATCGCGAAATGAGCGAGGCGCAGGCGAATTGGTCGAACGGCGCGATCAAGGCGTTCACCGACTACGCGGACGCTGCGAATGACGTGGCGGGGCAGACCTACGGCATCTTCTCGGACGCCCTGCATGGTCTGGAGGATGTCTTTGTTGACTTCTTCACCAAGGGCAAGGCGGACTGGAAGGGCTTTTTCGACGGCATCGCGGCCGAGATCACCCGCTTCATCGTCCGCCAGCAACTGAGCAAGCTCGCGCAGAAGTTCCTGCCGGGCCTGACGGGCGGCGAGGGCGATTCCTCGGCGAGCGCCTTGTCCGGTGCAGCGGGGCAGCTCGCAGCCTCGGCCACTCCGTTGTACGGCGCAGCGGCGGCCCTGAGTGCATCGGCGACGGCTTTGGCGGCGGCCGGGGCTGGGCAAGGCATCAGTGGCGGTGCCACCACGGGCGGCAGCGGAAGCTGGATCGACTCGCTGTTTTCGCTGTTCTCCAGCGGTGGCGGCGAACAGTGGTACGCCAACGGCGGCGCGTTCTCGCGGGGTCAAGAAGTTCAGGCGTTCGCCTATGGCGGCGTTGTCTCCAGCCCGACCAACTTCGGCATGTCCGGTGGTCGCCTTGGCCTGATGGGCGAGGCCGGCCCCGAAGCGATCCTCCCGCTGCATCGCGGTCCTGACGGAAAGCTCGGCGTGCGCATGGAAGCCGCGAACGAGCCTGTCCGCACCGGCCCCACGGTCGTGAACCAGACCGTCGTCGTGCAGGGCCGCGTCGACTCCCGCACCGCTTCCCAATTCGCGCAGGCGACCGCCCGCGAACAGAACCGCGCGTCCTCCCGGAATCGCTAAATGACGATCATCGCGACCCGCCTCTCCGCGAAGGTAGAGGCGGGGTTCTCGGCTGTCGTGGGCTTTTCCACGCGCGTGGTCGAGCTGAAAACCGGCTACGAGCGCCGCAACGCCAACTGGCTCAATCCCAAGCGCCGCTTTACCGCCCGCACCGCAGGCTGGACGCCCGACATGCGCGCCGAGTTGCTGAACCTCGCCCATGCGGCGCGGGGCTCGCTCTACGGCTTCCTGTTCAAGGACTGGAACGACTACAGCGTCACCGCGCAATCACTGGGTACCGCCCCCTCCGGTTCCACCGCCGTGCAGTTGGTCAAGACCTACACCTACGGCTCGGAAACCTACACCCGCACGATCACCAAGCCCGTCGCCTCCACGGTGACGGTCTACCAGAACGGCGTCGCCAAGGATGGCACGCTGGACGAGGCCACGGGGTTGTTTACCCCGACGACCGCATGGACGGGTGGGGCTGCGCTGACGTGGACGGGCGAGTTCCTGGTGCCCGTGCGCTTCGCCTCGGATGACATCGAGTTCGTGCTGCCCCACCGCGACATCGCGGAAGTGGTGTGCGAGCTGGTCGAGGTCTTTGGCGAATGAAGACCAATTCGCCCGAGCTGAACGCGCTCAAGGCCGGCTCCAGCACCACGCTCTGCCTGCTGCGCAAGATTGGGCCGCTGCCGGACAACACGTACCGCTACCAATGCTCGCTCGATGCGGACGTTCCTTATGACGACGGCACAGGCCTAGCTATTTACAAGGCGCGCATCGGCTACGAAGCCTCGGCCTTGGTGTCCTCGGCGGACCTTGGCGTGGACAACGCCGAAGGACAGATGTTCGCGCCCTTGGTGACGCATCAGTTGGAAGGCATCACCAAGGAACAGGTGGACGCCGGCTATCTCGACAAGGTGCCGTTCGTCGTCTACGAAGTGGACTACGAAAACCTCGCCGCCGGGCATGAGATCCGCAACGGCGGCACGCTCGGCGAGGCGAAGTGGAAATACAACGACAGCATCCTGATCCCCGAGGAGCGCTCGCTCTCCCAACAACTGAAGCAGACGGTCGCCCGGCTCTACTCGCTGACCTGCCCGGCGAAGTTCGGCTCCCAGCCCATCGGCACGGGCGGCGGGGTGGTGGAGGAACGCAAGCCCTGCGGCAAGGATCTGGGGCCGCTGTGGGTGACGGGCCGCACCGTGACAGCGGTGGACGCCGACGAGCCGGACCTGGTATTCAGCGATTCGACGCTGACGCAGGACGACGACTATTTCAAGTACGGGGTCGTGACCTGCACGGGCGGCGCGAACCTCGGGCAGACGCGCGAGATCGAGTCGTTCAGCGCCGGCCAGTTCGTGCTCCAGTTCCCCTTCACCAATCCGATGGCGATCGGGGACACGTTCGACGCGCGCCCCGGCTGCTCCAAGCTGCATCAAGGCGACAACAGTTGCCGGACGTGGTTTGCGGACGAGTGGGTCGATCACTTCCGGGGCATGCCGCACATGCCCGTCGCGGAAGCGACCAAGCTCTTGGTCCCCGGCGCAGGGCTCACGGGCCGCTACTCCGGCACGGGCGAGGAAACGAACGTTTCGACGCCGCCTGCCGACAGCGGCGGCACGCCTCCGCAAACCGGCGATACCGACCCGACGACGCGCACGCGCGGCGCGACGGTCGTCACCGTCTCCAGCACCTACGGCGATGGTGCTACCGATGCCACGGCGGCGATCAACGCGGCGATTGCCTCGCTCCCCGGCGACGGCGGCACGGTCGTCATCCCGGACGGCACGTACCTGATCGATCCGACCGTCTCGGTGCTGCCGGCCAGCAACATGCTGCTGAAGCTCTCGGCCGGCACGGTCCTGAAGTCCAAATACACCGCGCTCGACCACAAGTACGTTGTGTGGATCTCGGGCAAGTCGAATGTCGAGATTTCGGGCGGCACGATCCAAGGCTACCGCCCGCTATGGAGCCCGATCACCGGCACCACGTCGGAGTGGGGCCACTGCATCTCCTGCGGCAACTCGACCGCCGTCACCATCCGCGATATCACGCTCAAGGACGCGGTGGGCGATGGCATGTCCATCGGCGGCGGCTGCGATGACGTGATCCTCGATAACGTCCTCACCAACAACAACCGCCGTCAGGGCCTGTCGATTGTCGCGGGCACCAACATCACGGCCACGGACTGCACGTTCCGCAACACCAACGGCACCTCGCCCGAGTGCGGCATCGACATCGAGCCCGAGAACGGCGATGTCTGCCAGCACATCACCATCCAGAACTGCAAGTTCGAGCTGAACGCCAAGTACGGCATCAACATCCTCAAGCGGTCGGGCGTGACCGCCACGCTGGATGACATCACGATCACCGGCTGCACCGTCGGCGGCAGCACGACCACCGGCAACCTGTCCAACGGCGTGGTGATGATTAGCGCCAGCAACGTGACGGTGCAGAACAACGAGATTTCCTACAACTCCGCGACAGGCCTGCGCTCGACCTCGGTGACGAACCTCACGATCACCGGCAACACCTTCAAGAACAACTACACGCGCAACGGCATCAATTCCGCCAACACCGCGCATCTCCTCGCCTCTGGCCTGCCGACCGAAACCCGCGATCTGGTCATCGTGACCGCCGCGTCCGGCCAGTCGATCACCAACAACACCTTCTACTACTGATGCGCCTTGTCGCCCCGCTCAACGCTGCGGAACGCGCGGCGCTGGTGGCGCACGCCCGCAGTTTCGTGGACGTGCCTTTCAAGCACCGGGGCCGCTCGCGCGACGGGATTGATTGCGTCGGATTGGTGCAGGCGTGCCTGCAAGCCGTGGGGCGGGACACCGAGGACGACCTCACCTATCCGCGCACGCCCGTGCCGGGGCTGCCTGCGTTGCGGGATGCCCTGATCCGCCACTTCGGCGAGCCGGTGAAAGACCTCGCGCCCGGTGACGTGGTGGCGATGCGCTGGACCGGCGACATCAGCCACGTCGCCATCGTCGGGGACTCCCGTCATGGCTTGACCGTCATTCACGCGCTCGCGCTTTCCAAGCGCGTGGTCGAAACCCGCCTGGCCGATCCGTGGCCGCGCCGCATCGCCGGCATCTGGAGACCCTAGATGTCTGGAGCCACTATCGGCGGGGTCATCGGTGGAGCCATTGGCTTCTACTTCGGCGGCCCGCAAGGCGCACAGATCGGCTGGATGATCGGCTCGGCGGTCGGCGGCTACGTCGATCCCGAAGTCATCAAGGGGCCGAAGCTCACCGACGCGCAGGACGTGCGCGTGCAGGAAGGCGCGCCCGTTCCGTTCGGCTATGGCACGTTCGTCGTGGGCGGCAACGTCATCCAGTGCGGCCCGCTGGACGAGCACAAGCACCGCGAGCGCACCGGCAAGGGCGGCGGCCCGGTGCAGGAGACGTATTCCTACACGCGCACGGTCGCGATCGGCCTGTGCGAAGGCGAGGTCGGCGGCATCATCCGCATCTGGGCGGACGGCAAGCTGATGTACGACGCGCGCGATCCGGCCGACTGGCCCGACGCGGCCGACGACATCCGCGCAATGGCGGTGGACAGCGCGAAGTTCCGCACGGGCTTCACGTTCTATCCCGGCTCCGAAACCCAAGACCCCGATCCGACGCTGCAAGCCCTCGACACGTCGTGGGGCGGCGGCTACGGCAATGTCCCGGCCTATCGCGGCTTGGCGTATGTCGTGTTCCGCGACTACGACTGCACGGATCGCTCGGGGGCCATCCCGCAGTTCCGCTTCGAGGTCGCGTGCTGCGGCACGACCACGGCCACGCTGCACGAAGCGCCGTGGCTGCACAGCTACACCGGCACGATCCAGCCGATCTACGGCGCCACCGTTTCCAAGAACATCGTCCTGACCGCCGGCCCGAACGACAGCCTGCGCCGCAGTCTCGACGGCGGCAGGACGTGGGCGGGCATCGACTACTCCAACCTCGGGTGGGGCACGTCCACCGCGTTGGCGGTGTTCGGCGAAGGGCCGTTCTATCTGGCGCAAGCCAACGCCATCGCCCGCTCCACCAGCGGCGAGGGCTGGGAATTGGTCCCGGGCGTCCCGCTCTCGACCATCCACATTACCCAGCCGGGCATCAGCTACGCCAACGGGGACTACTGGGCCTGCACGTTGGCCCCGAACCCGACGGTGTTTCCGATCCTGTCCGTTGACTCCACTGACATCATCGTCGTCAGCTCGGTGAGCGACACGGCGCACTGCGTGGGCGACAGCGCAGCGGCCGGGATGCTGATCGGCACCGACAACGGCAAGATCATCACGACGGCCGGATTCGTGCTGTACGACTCCGGCGGCGGCGCGGCGGTCAGCCAATTCGCCACCAGCGGCAACATCACCCTCGCGGCCCTCAGCGGCTCGGGCATGGTGCGCTCGGCCGATGGCGGCTTGACGTGGGCCACGATCTCCGGCAACGCCCTCGGCGTCGTCTACGCGCAGGGCACGTTCTACCGTGCCAACCAGGTCAACGTGGAGGCCAGCCAAGACGGCGGCCTGACATGGCATGTGGTGGACACCTTCTTCGCCGGCAACGGCTCGGGGGGATTGATCGTCACCGATGGCGCGGCGGTCGCCGCGTTCACCACCCAAGGCCAAGTCGCGGCACTCCCGACCACCTACGCACTGCCCGACGTGGGCGGCTGGTACGTGGACAACGACGGCAACGTCACGGGCGCGACCACCTACGTGACGCCGCGATGCAATGCCGTGCTGGCGGATGTCGTGGCCGACCTGTGCGACCGCGTGGGGGTGGACAGCAGCCGGATCGATGTCACGCAACTGACCGACTCGGTGCGCGGGTTCCTGGTCGGCAAACAAGGCCCGGCCTCCGACAACATCCGCGCCTTGCAACAGGGCTACTTCTTCGACTTCCCCGAGTGGGGCGACAGCAGCGACACCTTCACCAAGCTGCGCGCGATCAAGCGGGGCGGAGCGTCGCTGTTCACCGTCACCGACGACGACCTCGTGGCGTCGGACGACGATCAGGACACGCGGGCGCAGGCCGTCGAGTTCCCCCGCAAGCTGCACCTTGTCACCGCTGACGTGGATGCGGACTACAACCCGACCACACAGACGGCCGAACGGCAGACGGAGGATGTCAAAGCCGTTGGCGAGATGAGCGTCGAGCTGTCGCTGTCCTCGACGCGCAGCGAAGCGGTGCAACGCGCCGACAAGATGCTCAAGATCGCGTGGACCGAAGCCGAGGGCACGTGGGAACGCGAGCTGCCGGAAAACTTCAGCGTCTACACGCCGTCCGATTGCTTCACCCACAACGGCAAGCGGTGGCGCATCCAGACCACCGAGCTGGGCGATGGCACGGTCAAGGTCAAGGCCGTGCGGGACAGGCCCTCGGCCTACACCAGCGCCGCGACCGCATCCAACCCGCAACGTCCCGCGCCGCCGACATTGGGCTTGCGCGGCCCCACCGTGTTTGCGGGCATGAACCTGCCGTCCCTGCGGACATCGGACACCGTGCCCGGCATGTACGTGGCCGTGTGCGGATTGCTCGCCGGTTGGGTCGGCTGCGACTTGCAGCTCTCGCTGGACGGCGGTGTCACGTATCGCTCCGTGGGGCAGATCACGGCCGAGTCCACGATGGGCTACCTGACGGCCGGGTGCGGCACGTCCGGCGACATCACCGCCCGCGTGTTGCACAACCACACGCTCGAATCGGTCACGACGGCGCAGCTCGCAGCGCGGGCCAATGCGTTCGCGATCACCACGAACGACGTGTCGGAAGTCGGCCAGTTCCAGACCGCAACCGAAACGGCCAACCCCGGCGAATACACGCTCAGCACGAACACGCGCGGCGAGCTGGGCACAACTGCGGCGGCGCATTACGGCGGCGACCGCTTCGTGCTACTCGACTACGTAACGTTCGTGCCGATCGACGTGAGTTATGCCGGCCGGACGCTCTATTTCCGGCCTGTCTCGCTCGGGACGATTCCCGAGAACAACGCCGTATATCCGGTCGTGTTCCAGCCGATGTTCACCGGCGCACCAACCATCGACTTCCTCGAAACCAAGGCCGGCGAAGTGATTCGCACGACGACGGGCGATTACATCCAATTGGTGGCTTAAATGACGACCGCAACAACCCTGTACGTCAACAATCCGTTGTCCGTGGTCGGAACGGAGCGCATGGCGGCCGACCCCGCCACTGGCGACACGGGCGGCCTGCTCACGCAAGCCATCGCCAACCTCTACAAAGGAACACGCGGAACGGCGATTGCCTCGGCGTCCAGCATCGACCTCGGCGCAGCGACCGGCTCCAACCTGCACATCACCGGCACCACGACGATCACATCACTGGGAACGGTCGCGGCGGGCGTGGAGCGGCGCGTCATCTTCGATGGCGCACTGACGCTCACGCACAACGCCACGTCGCTGATCCTGCCGGGCTCAGCCAACATCACCACGGCCGCCAACGATTCGGCCATCTTCATCTCCGAAGGCTCGGGTAACTGGCGCTGCGTGTCCTACAGCAGGGCGGACGGCACGGCTGTGGGCGGCGCGACCATCGCCAACAATGCGGTCACCTACGCCAAGATGCAGGACGTGACCGCGACCCAGCGGGTCATCGGCCGCAACACCGCAGGCGCGGGCGATCCCGAGGAAGTGACGCTGACCCAGTTGCTGGACTGGATCGGCTCGGCGGCGCAGGGCGACCTGCTGTATCGCGACTCATCCAGTTGGGCGCGACTTGCTGCTGGCACCTCCGGCAAGCTCCTCCGTACCAACGGGGCGAGCGCAAACCCATCGTGGTATGGCGGTGTTGTCAGCCTCACTGATGGCGCGACCATTTCCGTGGACGCGAGCCTTGGGGACAACTTTCGCGTCACTCTTGCGGGCAATCGCACGCTCGCCAATCCGACCAACCTCGTCAGCGGACAAGTCCTCAACTTCCGCATTGCGCAGGACGGTACGGGCTCGCGCACGCTGAGCTACGGGACGAAATACAAGTTCCCTGGCGGCACCACGCCCGTCCTGACGACGACGGCCAATGCACACGATTTCATGTCGTGCCAGTACGACAGCACCGACGACACGCTGTATTGCGTGCTGAACAAGGACTTCAAGTGACCGTTGGCCCGCTGTTTTTCGCCCCGACCTCATCGTCGGCAACATACCTTGAGGCGCTATCCGTTACCCCCATCTGCGCGTTGTCTCTGACCAAGGTCTATTCCAGCGCGACTGTCGCGATTCGTGTGCGCCGCAGCAGCGATAATGCCGAGCAGGACATTGGGTTTAGCGGAACGTCGTTGGATACGTCGAGCCTCGCCACGTTCGTGGGCTCTAATAGCGCCTTCGTCACCAAGATCTATGACCAAAGCGGCCACGGCCTCCATGCGGTGCAGGCCACGGCGGCAAACCAGCCGCGCATCGTCAATGCTGGCGTCTACGATGGCTTTGTCCGATTTGATGGCACAGACGACGGCATGAAGATCACCAGCCTGACGCTGGGGACGCCGCAGTTCGGCCTCTATTCCAAATTCCAGTTGCGGGCTCAGGCGGGAACCCAAGTCTATTTTGAAACGACCACCGTAGCGTCGAGCAACAGTGGCTCCATTGTCATGTACGACCTGAGCACGTCATCTTCGTTTGTTGACTCGTACAACGCCGGCTCTGGCACGAATCGCGCGAACCAATACCTCACCCCCCTGACGCTCGACAATTACACCGTCTTGGCAGACCGTAGCGTCGTGGGCGTCAATGAAATTCAGCGGTGGAAGCATGGCACGCTGGATACGCCAGTGCAGGCAGCGACCACTGAGCAGACCGGCAACTATCTCACCAACGATTTTTATATCGGATCGCGCGCCAATTCGTCCCTGTTCTCGCAGTTGAACCTGGTCACGCTGGTCCTCTACAACGCAGACACTTCCGGCATCCGCACAAGCATCGAGTCCTACGTCGCCTAGCGGAAATTCCGAGCCGCGCTCATGCTGATGTGGTCGTCATCCCAATACAGGGAATAGCCGTCCTTCATCATCGGGCAGACGGTCGCATTGCAGAAGAAATTGGCCGGCTCCACATAGCGCACATTCGGATAGAGCGCGGCTTGGCCCTTGAGGAACGCGCGAGACTTGGCGGCCTTTGCGTCGTATTCGGCGCGGGACACCGAGCATGCTGCAATGTCATATGCGTGAATGCACTTTTGCGGCATATACGGCAGCAGCGGCACCGGCCCCATCAGAATGACCTGCTGCACATGAGGGGCCACGGCCGCGAGCGCCTTGGTCACGCCGGACCACATCACGCGCGCCTCCGGCGAATTGGAGCGCAGCGTCCAGAACCCCCCGATGACCACGATGCGTCCGCGCTTTGCGATCTGGACGGCGCGGGCGTTGAAGTCAGGACAGTTATCCCTAGGGTCGCCCGTTGAGGGCGTGCAGCCGGGCGCGACCAGAGAATGCACCTTGCCGAACCGTTCGGCATACGGCAGCCACGCCTTCGCGTGCGAATCCCCCCACAGCATCACGTCAGCGTCAGCGCAGCCAGCCTCGTCGTAAAGGGCGTGGCATGTGGCGTTCTGTGGCGCGTCGAGTGCCGTGCGCGTTGCAAGGCTGGTGTCGCCTGCGAGCGCCACGCCGACGCAGCCAGCACAGGCCGCGACCAGCGCACACACCCCCACGCCTGCGCCGATCATGCGGACCTTCGTGGCCTGATGGCGACGGAACGGCGTCTCCACGTAGCGATAGGAGAGCGCCGCAAGGATGAAAGCCACACCGCACAGCAGCAGGTTGTCGGTCAGGGTCGGGGCATCCAGCCTGTACGCCTTGGCGAGCGCCAGCAACGGCCAGTGCCACAGGTAGAGGCTGTAGGAGATCAGGCCGATAGTGCGCACGGGGCGCAGTTGCAGCAGGGGCATGGACACGCCGCTGTGTGCTGCGTGGATGACCAGCGCGGCCCCAAGGCATGCAGGGAGCGCCCCGGTGCCGGGAAACGGCTGGAACGGGACCGCGATTGCAAGGAACAGCAGCGCCAGTCCGGCGTAGGCGTAGACGGCACGCGACCGCGCCGGGAGGAAAGCGATCAGCCCGCCCAATGCCAGTTCCCAAAAGCGGGAGGGCATCTGGTAGAACGCGGCCTCCTGCGGCCACGTTTGCGCCAGCCAGAACGACGCGCCCGCCAACGTCACCATCGCCGGCCACGAGTGCCGGAAGCGGTACAGCAGCGCCAGCAGCAGCGGCCACACGAAATAGAACTGCTCCTCCACCGCCAGCGACCACAGGTGCAGCAGCGGCATCTGATCGGCGCTTGCGTCGAAGTAGCCGCCCGTGACGGTCTGGAAGTGGAAGTTGGCGGACACGGCCATCGCGGCGACGGCCGATTTCACGACGGCCAGGCGATCGACCGGCCCCAGCAGCACGACGGACGCGGCGAGCACGGCCAGCACGACCACGGCCAGCGCCGGCAGGATGCGGCGCACGCGGCGCGCGTAGAACGCCGCGAAGTCGATCCGGCCCGTCTGCGCATGCTCGGCGGCGAGCATCCGGGTGATGACGTAGCCCGAGATCACGAAGAACACGTCCACGCCGATGAAGCCGGCCGGGACCGGAAGGCCCGCGTGGTAGGCGACGACCGCGAGCACCGCGATCGCGCGAAGGCCGTCAATGGCCGGGAGGTGTTTCATCGGTGCAGGGTTGTTGGGCACAGGTTGGTGTACCGCTTGAGCGACTTCCAATCTCGGTGCCCGGTCACAAGTGCCACCTCCTGTATCTGGTAGCCCTGCTCAAACAGGCGCGACGTGCCCTCGTGCCGCAGGTCATGGAAGTGCAGGTCGGCAATCTGGAGACGCACGCAGGCGCGGCGGAACGCGGCTCCGATGCTGTCCTCCTTGTAGGGGAAGATCAGCGGCCCCGTCTTGGGCTGGCGGTCGATGATGTCGGGCGCTTCCCCGAGCAGCGGCACCCACTGGTCGTTGCCTTCCTTCTGCTTCGGATCCTTGCGGTCCCGAATCAGGATCATGGGCTTTTTGCCGGGGCGGTAGTCCTCCCAGCGAATCCGCGCGATCTCGCCCATGCGCATGGCCGTCGCCACCGCAAACGGGATCAGGTCCGCCAGCGGGATACGGGCCACCGGGTTGTTGCGGAAGAACGTCACCAGCGCATCCAGCTCCTCCTTGGTCGGTCGGCGGTCCCGTTCCTCGGGCTTGCCTACCGCCCCCATCCGGCGCAACGTCGGGCGCGCGGCTGCCACCACATCGGGAATCGTCATCCCCCACAGGGAACGCCCGGCAGCCAGCACCTCTGCAAGAAACCCCACCTCCATTGCCATCGTCGCCGGCCCCGCCTTGCGCTTGGCGACGTGATCCAGCACGTCCTGCCCGGTCAGCGTGGACACGTCGCGGTCGCCCAGCGATTCGGTCCAGCGTTTCAGGTTGCCCCGCTTGGTCGCACTCACCGGCTTGAACCGCCCCATTTCCTTCTGGTAACGGTCGATCAGGTCCGCCAGGGCCATGCTCCGCGACGGCAGCGTCTTCCCCGTGCGCAGGGCGTCCTCCGTGGCCTTCGCCCAGTCCTCGGCGGCCTTGCGCCCGTTGAACGTCTCGGACACGCTAGGATGGCCCTTGAGGCGAATCAGCGCCCGCCACTTCTTCCCCCGCCGCTCGATCACCGCCATCTTGGTACACCGCTTTCGGTCTGGTGCAGTGGCGGTACAGTAACGCGGGATCGAGGGGGAAAAACAGGGACTTAGCGGGGCATTTTCTTCCCGTCCGGCTGTGGATATGTCGCCTAAGTTGTTGAATGCAGGAGCCATTAGGCTCTCGGTCGCCCCGATGATGGATCGGGCGGATTCCTAACGAATCCGATGGGTTACACGGCCGCTGGTGCAGCAGTGGTACACCGTCACCCAGCTTTACGCTGTCCGTCCCACCAATCAGCCACGTCTCGCACGTCCAACACGCCATTGATCGGCCTGGGAACGTCGCCACGGGCCACGCGGTTCTGCACGGCCTTGAGGGACAGCTTCGGCAGGAACTCGCGCCGGAAGGCGTCCAGCTCCATCACCGGGCCATACTGCCCATACAGCAACCAGAACGTCGATTTCTCTGCTGCGCTCATCCTGCCATCCAGACGTGGGCGTGGTGGGTCATGGCTTCTGGCATGTGTTGTGTTTCCGCGCGTCGTCCTGCGCTGCGCTGTAGCCGATCGCGAAGAACACGAACAACAGGTACATCACGACCAGCCAACTAGCACCCGACTTTTTCGGTTGTTCGCTCACGTCTCCTTCGCCTCCGGGGTGGGGCGGACTGCAACGCCTCGGCGAAAGCCGTCGAGCCATCCGATTTGGTAGCCGGTGAAGCAGCCGATAGCCGCTGCAACAAAGACGAATATGGCAAGCATCATCACTTCCCCTCCCCACCAGGCACGGGAACCAGCGCGACGCCCAGCTTGTTGATGACGTATTCGAGCGCCGAAAAGTAGTCGTCATCTACAGCGCTATGCCCGTGCATGCCCCAGCGGCCTTCGGGGCGGTTGTAGTCGGCATGCAATTGCGCGTGCAGCCCCTTCACCCGTTCCTCCATCCCCCGCAACCGCTCGTAATCGGCGGTGAGACGGGTGAAGTGATCGACCACAATGCAGCGAATCCGGTGGGCGATGATTCCACTGCCAAGACCTTCGGCCCCGTCGCACTCACGCGCGAGATTGACTAGGTCAGCCCGCAGGCGTTCGATGTCGGTCATGGGCGGCGGTCCTTAAGGGCGGCGTCGATGGCGTCGCGCCATGCGGCCTTTGATGGAAACAGGGTGTCCCAGCGTTTGTCGGACATTGCGACACCTTCAATGCGGCATTGACGCATCGCAGCCGCGATAGCTCGCTCAACCGTCGCGTCAGTCACGACCGCATCCCGCCCATCCCGCTCCCGCTGGGCCGCGAGTTGGGATTGGAGGGATTCGCGTCCTGCGCGAAATGCGGCGTTCCAGACGATCGCGAAGTCGTCGTCAAGGGCGTGCCGATGCAGGTCGCGCATGAGTCGCTGGAATTGCGCGCATCGTGGGGCGGCCACTTCGGCGGGGGTGTCAGTCATCCCAGCCTCCCGCCATCTTCGGCTTCGGCATCCGGGTTCGCGTTGAGCCAATCGCGTACGTCCTGCTGACAGTCGGGGTCGCCCTTGAACCGCGAAACCTTCACCGGCCCATTGCCTTCCCCTTGGTCCTGCGCGGCGAGGACGGCTTCTAGTTCGGTCGCGCACTCGCGTTTGTGATGTGCGCTTCCCCCCGCGAGGTAGTCGGCCTCATCCCGCCACTTAGCGGGCAAGGCAGACACCCCCGGCGCGGCCTGCGCGCTGGCGGTGAGGGCGGCACGGATGGCGACGACTTCATCGCCGATGCGGTCGAATAGATCGCCTTTCTCTTGGGAAAGGCGGTTGACTTCATGCGCAAGCCGCGTAAGACGCGCCTCAATCTGTTCCCTGCTCATCGGCTTGCCTCGGTCGGGGCGGCGGGAAGGGGAGGAAACCAGTGCGTTGCCTGCACGTCGTAATCCCAGTCGCCTTCCCAGTAGGTGTTGTTGTCCATCCGCAGCGTGACGACGACCGGACGCTTGTAATAGGCGGACCACACGACCCAGTACGGCGCTTCCTTCGGCGCTGTCTCAATCGGCTGCCACCACGACTGCTTCATCAGGTCGATGGCGGCGGTGATTTGGTCGTCGATGTTTTCCGCTTGGATGATGAGGTCTTGGCGCGTGTAGAGGCTTTGCGAGCACACGCAAACCAACAAGGTCTGCGCAGACTTGAGCGCCTCCAATACAGCGACGTGGGCCGCATGGAGGGTGGTCATGGGTAGAGCCTCATGTATTTGATGGCGTCGTCCGCGAAATCGGCGGCTAGCTTCGTGCGGGAAGCCAGCGAATTAATCGGCTTGTCGCCGCGCGTCCACCCTTCCGCGCTAATGCACGAAGGCAGGGCAGCCAGAAAGGCGCGATTCCACGCCGCGTTCTGACGCTTGGTTCGCTCGCGCTCGGTCAACGCGCGCTGCTTTCGGCGCTGGCCGGCGACGTAGCCTTTCGCATAGCCGCGCTTCTCGGCCGCGCGCGTCTCGTCATCCTTCCCACTCATGGCGACTGCGGCTCCTTGAGGTTGGCGGAGGTGGCGAGGGCGATGCGGATGAACGTGCGCGGCGTGTCCACGTCGAAGCGCATGGACTCGTGGATGCAGTCGGGGGACAGCAGGTAGCCGACATTCGCCGGCAGGACTTCGCCCTCCGGCAGCGTCAGATGCGACAGGTCGCCGTCATTGCGTGGCTCGCCTACGAAATCACCCGCCCACGCGCGGCAGCCCGACACGCTCGACGCGACGATGACCGCCATGCGCGGGATCGGCAGGTGGTTGCAGTAGTGGTTCCAGCCGCCCCAGCGGTTCAGCGACGGAATAAAGCACCCATCGACGTGCGGACCCGGCCGCCGCTGCGACATGCCGGCCTGTACGACCTTCTCGTCCACGGTGAGAAACGCTTGCCCCTGCGCCCCGGCAGCCCGCAGCAATGCGGTCACGGGCGCGAGGTAGTCGTCATACCCCTCGGGTACGGATGGCGCAGCGGCGTCCAGTGCGTGCATGTAGAACTGGCGGCCCTTGTCGGGCGACGGCAGCGCCACACCACACAGCGGACGGTAGCGGCTGACCAAAACGGAATTGCGCTCCATGTGCGTTCCTTTAGGCGGCTTGGGTTAGAAGTTCGGCAGGCCGTCGTCATCGAAGTCATCGCGCGGCTTGCTCTGCGGCTCGGTCCGCTTGCCGTCCGGCTTCCACTCATCCACGGCCGCGTACCACTTGCCGCCCTGCGATACCTTCACGTCCGCGTTGATCCAGTCGCCCTGCTGCGCTTGCAGCCACGCCATCAACTCCTGGCGCTTGATGGAAAGCTTCGCCTTGACGTACTCGGGGGCGCGCTCGTTGGGGGCCTTCACAATCAGCCCTTCGATAAACTTGGCGTCACTCATGCTGCGATCTCCTGTGCGGTAAGGACTTCCGCCCAAACAGCCGCGCACTCGGCCGCCAGTCGGTTGATGAATTGCTCGTCGCGCGCGACGTGAACCACCGCGAGGTCATGTGTCGGCTCGTAGAAGCTGGCGAACTTGACCCACTGCCGGCCCGTCACCCACAACCCGCCCTGACACTGCGGGTAGTAGTCGTCCGGGCATCGTTGCGATTCGACGGTCCTCAGATGCCGCGCCTCCAGATACGGGGACTTGATCTCCAGCAGCCCGTCGTCTCCCAGCAGTCCGTCCGGCGAGAAGCCCACGTAGTCCAGTGTGGGATGTGGAATCCAGGCGGCGTGCGCGACCTCCACGCCATGCAGGAACTCAAACAGCGCGCAGGCAATCGGTTCGCAGCGCGTACCGTGAGCCATGAACTCGTTGACCTCCACGGGCGTCAGTACGCCGGTTTCCCGTTCCACTCGCAGGTTGGCGATCAGATCGCGGCGCGGCTTGTTCGGCTGGCCGGTGCGCTTGTTCAGCGCCAACACGTCCGCAAACCGGCTGCCACTGATCTTCCCGGCCTTGATCGCCAGCCATTCGGGGGAGCCCTGAATCACGCGGCCTGCTTCCGCTTGAACGCGGCGATGGCGGCGTCGAACTTGGCGGCCGGCAATTCCTCCACCTTGGCGATGCCAAACGCCTTGCAGAACTTCGCCTCGTCGCTCTGTGTCTCAGCGATCCAGTCGCGGAGCGTTGCCACCTGGTCGGCGCTGACGGGCTTGTTCGCTGCTGCGGTGGCCGCGTTGCCGTCGTCGTCCTCCGGCGCGATCCCGACCAAGGCCATGAGGGCATAGCGGCGTGCATACGTCAGCGCGGAGCCCTCGCCCTGCGGATCGGCCTTCACCGGATGCACGGGGTAGCGGCCAGCGATCCATTCGCCCGACTCGTGGATGAGGCGGGTGATGAGGATGGTCTGCGCGTGCTCGATGTCGGTCTGCTGCACGATGGCGATGCCGCAATCCCGCAGGGGCTTGGCAACCGCCTCCAGCACGCCATCCAGCGCCACGTACTTGGACTTGAAGTGCGGGTTGGTCGCGTCCTTGATCGCGGGCTTGAACGCCGCCTGCGCCTTCAGGAAGGCCGGCATGAACGCGGAAATGGAATCACTGGTAAGCACGTCGTTCTCCGGCAAGGTCAGGGGCCGCATCCGCCATCGCGTCGCGCGCGTACTGCTCGGCCATGCGGGCTTCTTCGGGGGTGTAGGTGGAGGCGGGCATGGCACCACTCATGCCTCGGGGTCGGTTCGCTTGCGCTGAGTCGCCCGTCGCGGGATCGGTATGCGCGCCTCCATAGAACTTGTTCACGCAATCTCCCTAGCCGCGCACACGCGCCGCGCGAGATCCTGGAAGTCCGGCACCACGCCGTCCTTCGTCTGCGCCGACTGCTCCTTGGCCAGCAGGAAGTTGTCGAGGGCATCGACGGGCGCGGGCAGGTTGTTGGGCCACACAAGCTGGGCCAGCGCACGGCCGACGTACTTGGTCAGGCGGGGATCGTCAGGCTGGATCACGAGATCACCCCCGTCGCACGGAGAACCCACACCACGACCCAAACTGCGCCAGCGAGAAGCGCGAGGTTGAGAACGAGTGCCACCACGATCCAAGCGCCTGCATACGCGCCGAATTGCTTGAACATTCCGTTATCTCCTTGTCAGTCAGCAGCATTACGATGAAAGCGAGCGTGCCACCCAGGCCGAGGCCGATCAGCAGCCAGAACACGTTGTCGAAGGTCATGGCTGCCTCCCGAACACGGAGATCGCCAGCAGAATCCAGAAGGCGCTCCAGATGAGGAACAGGCCGAACTCGAAGGCGAGGCGCTTCATGCGTGTTCCTCCCCGAACATGTCCTTGGCGAGCTTGCGCATGTCGTCGGCCAGTTCGCGGTATTCGCGCTCCTTGTCCGCGCGCTGCTCGGCGGAGTAGCGGGGGCAGACGGCATAGGCATCGGCTTCCGCATCCAGTGCGGCGGCCTTCGCTTCGGCGGCGCGTGCGAGCGCCTGTGTGTACGGATCGCTCATACGTCCTCCCCGTTGTATTCGTCCCATGCCTGCTGCTGGAACTCGGCCCATGCGTCGGCGTTGGCTTCGGCAAAGGCGGTGAGCAGCCACGGGCCGTTCTCTTTCAGCCAGTCGCGGCGTTCGGCCGATTCGCGGGCGATGGCGGCGTCGGCGTTCGCTTCGTTGCGATCCAGTACGCGGTCGATGTCGTCGTAGGTCATGGGGTGCCTCCGCAGCGGACGAGGGCAGTGCGCAGGAACTTGGCGGTTCCGCCGTTCTTGTTGATCGGGACCGGATTGCCTTCGTAGTTGTCGAGACTGTCGAGGTGCGCATCCGCCGCGTCGATCAACCCATCCACGGCAGCGATTGCTTGTTCCGCCTCGTCCAGCAGGGCGCTCATGGCCGGAGTCCGATTGCCCTCATGCACGCGCACGATTGCGGCGAGCGAGGCAATGACCGACTTCACATCCACCGGCTGTGGGCAATTTGTGCCCACCGGGCCGAAGCCTTGAAGGTCGCACGGTCTCACAGCTCTACCCCCGCGACGTTCCCGAACGGCCACAGGCAGCCTTTGATGTCGTCCTCGCGCTCCCGAATCCGCGCGTCGTAGTCCTTGCGGTCCTGCGGCTTGGTCGGGATGCGCTCGCTGTGATGGGCGCGCGTGATGAGCTGCGCCACGAGCTGGACCGGCGAGTGGGCGAGGATGGCGGGCATGGCTAGATTCCCCCTTCATAAGCAAGTGCTTCGGCATCGTCCTGGCGGACCCAAACGCCGCCGGCCCACGTGTAAAGGCGCGAGGACCATCCCGCTGGATCACGAACTGAGCGGATGAGTAACCCGATGGGCGCAGGCGCAAACCCTTTGCGGGCGGCCTTCTCGACAAGCACCGGGTAATACGGATTGGCCCGATACGCGATGGCTGACTCGCGCACGTCCCGCACATAGAGATCTGCGTACTCCATCGCTGCGACCTCAAAGGGCCGCGCGCTGGGCGGCGCGGATGGAGATGGAGTTGAGCCGCGAAGCGCGGCGGATGAAATGCCGCGTGGCGCTTCGGTTGTTGATGGAGGCGGCATTGGCCGCCGCCCGCGTGCAGACCGAAGCCTCGGCCCGCGCGGTGTCCGCCAGGATGGAGAGCTGGATGGCGCGGTGGGTGGATGCGCGGATCATTTGGACTCTCCCTGCCAGCGGGGTTGCTGGCGATGGGAGAAGCCTAAACGAACCACTTAGTCAAGTCAACAAAGAATTTAGTCTTTGGACGGTTTGCCGACGAACGGCATTTATCCACAGGCAGAAAAAAGCCCGCATGCGCGGGCCAAGTTCCAGCGGACGACAGGGGAGGGTCTAACTGCGGGTGGACAGGACGCGCAGCGCGAGCGGGCAGTTGGCCTTGATCGCCTCGAACTCACCTCGTGCGCGGCGGGAATAGGCCAGCAGGTCACGCAGCGCCACGATTTCTTCGTCGGTCAAAGGGGCAACGCGCTTCGTGCGGCGTTCCGGTGCATGCAGAGGAATCACGTTGTCTTCCTCTGCGTTATTTGCCGCGCTTGCCGTCTCCGTCAGTTCCTGGTGCTCCATTAGATGCCTCCCCCTTTTTTCGCTGATGTGTGAGCTTCATACCGAGGACCGCAGGGTCCTCACCAGCATCAAGCTTTGCGCAAACGTCTAGCAGGATTTCTGCCTTTCGTTCCCAGCCGAAAACCCCGTTTAGGGCTTCGTCTGTTTCCACCAGCTTGAGTGCTTGGGTGAGTATGGCCACATCCCGTCGCGCAGGGGGAGACTGTCGAACGTCATGAGTGAGTGAAGGTTCAGCGGATGAACTTACCAGTTCAGGGAGGATGCCTTCCTGAAGCCAATCCATGCGAATCAGGGGGAGCAATTCCCTGACCTTCGGCACACTTGGTTGGCCAACTCTGCCTCTATCTCTCCAACCTCTCACGGTTTGCTGACCAGTCGGTCCAAATTGGGCGGCCAGCCACGCGTTGTCCCGCCCGTGCAGCATGAGGGCGTAGTCGAGCCGAGCGTCGAAGTCGCGTTCATCAATCATTTGTTGATTGTCTAAGCGACCGTCCGTCGGCTGCAATAAACAAGCCATTGACTCATCTACACGGACCATTTAGTATCGGCTCCGTGAACGCCCTTACTCGTGCAATTGAACGGATCGAGCCGAAAACGCAGGCCGAACTGGCCCGGCGGCTCTCCTCCCATCTCGGCAAGCGGGTCACGCCGCAACAGGTCAACGCTTGGTTCTCGCGTGGCTGGGCTGCGCCGCGCTATGCGCCCGCGATTGAGCACCTGACCGGCGTCACCTGCGCCGAGCTGGTGTCCGACATTCCTGACAAAGACGAAGAGAAGCATTGACCTGATCTCCCGGGCTTCGTGCCCGGGTTTTTTGTACCTCAGGGGCTTTGGCAAGAGGTGGCAAGAAATGGCAAGTGTTGGAACACAAAACACTCTGCGGCTCGCGTTTGGTGTCCAGTCCGGCCCGAAAGATGCGCCCGCCAAGTTGCTGCGCCAGATCGAGTCCGAGGAGCAGGCCATTGCGGTTTCGGTGGCGGCGAGCGGCCTAAAGCTCGCCTATATCGGCGCCTGCCTCGGCGTCTCCGAGGGCTACGTCTCCCGCATCCGCGCTGGCAAGCGCCCGATGCCCGAGAAGCTGGTGGGGCCGTTCTGCGCGGCCACCGGCACAAACCTGTTGCGCCAATTCCGCGACCTGCAAGCCGCGTTGTCCGAGTGCGACGCGCGGCGCGAGGTCGAGCGATTGGCGTCCATGTTGGAGGTCGCATGAACCACGAACAGCAATCCATCTCCGAGCTGGAAGCCGGCGTCGCCGCGCAGCTCAAGCAAGCCGGGTGGGACGACAACGCCCAGCGCCACGAGAAGGCCGCCGAAGCCTATGGCATTCGCGAACTGACACAGGAATGGGAGACGCGGCAGTGAGCTACCAGCAACGTTTCCGCGACGCCTTCTGGCGCTGGTTCTTCGACGCGGACGCCGCCGAAGTCGCGCTCGCCTATCTCGGCATCACCCCGTCACTGAAAGCCGAACTCGCCCGCATTGGGGAGGCCCGCCATGCGTGAGATCCAAACACCGACCGCCGAGGAAATCGCGTTCGCGCGGTTCCAGGTCGAACGCTACCGCCGCCGCCTGCGCCGCTATGCCACTGCCGTCCCGCAGGGCGTCTGGAACGCGCTGGACGGCCCGCCGCCCACGCCCGAGGAGTTGGCCGAAGCCCGACGACAGATCGTCGAGCAGCAGGCGCGGGACGAGGGGAAAAGCGGGTTGTTCTGAGAGTGGGTTAGTAGGGGGCTGCATCATGCGGGACTACGGCAAGGTACACACGAGTTTCTGGGAGAGCGACACGCTCCGCGAGCTGGACGGCGACGCCAAGCTCCTGGCGCTGTACCTGCTGACCTCGCGACACACACACATGGCGGGGGTGTTCAGTCTCCCCACCGCCTACGCGGCGCATGACCTCGGATGGGATTCGGAACGGTTGTCGAACGGTTTCCGAACCCTTTCCGCCACCAACTGGCTGCGCCGCTGCGACCGCACGGGTTGGGTGTGGATCGTCAAGTTCATCAAGTTCAACCCGCCCGATAACCCGAACCAGCAGAAGGCCATCAGGAAGCAGTTCGCTCTTGTTCCTGTCAACTGCTCTTTCGCTACGGAGGTGGTGACTTCGGAACCGTTGTCTAACGGTTACGGAAACACTCCTACTCCTACTCCTATTCCTACTCCTGTTCTTACGACCATTCCGCTTGACGACGGAAGCGAGCATCCGATCACCGCCGAGGACGTGAAGGAGCTGGGGGGTGCGTACCCGCTGATCGACGTGCTGGCCGAATGCCGCAAGGCACGGGCGTGGTGTCTCGGCAGCCCCGCCAACCGCAAGACGAAGCGCGGGGTCGGGAAGTTCGTCAACGGCTGGATGGCGCGGGCGCAGAAGGACGCCGAAAAGAACGCTCCCGCCAAGGCGCAGGCAGCCCAGCCGGGCGGCGGGAGGCGGGCGCTGTGATGCAGACCCCGACCTACGCCGAGGAAGCCGTGCTGGGCGGCATCCTGCTGCGCAACGAGAACTACCACGACGCCTCGCCATACCTGACGGCCGAGCATTTCACCAGCGCCTTCCGCAAGCGCCTGTGGACGGCCCTGAAGGACCGGATCACGGCGGGCGAGCCTGCCGACATCGTGACCGTCGCCGAGTCCCTGCCGGACGACGCGGCGGACATCATCGGCCTCGCGAATACCTGCGTCACCTCCCGCGTGGTGCCGACTTACGTCGGAATCGTCCGCGAGAACTGGCGCAAGCGCGAAGCGGCCACCATCGCGACCCGCCTGCTGGCGGCCACCCGCTCCGGCGAGGACGGCGTGAACGAGGCCATCGGCGACTTGCTGCGCCTGAACGCTACGGTCACGGAACACGAATACACGGGCAAGCAGGCGCTGGCGCTGGCGTGGAAGCAGGCCGAGGAAGCGCACCTCAACGGCGGCAAGCTGCCCGGTATCACGACCGGCCTGCAAGCCTTGGATGACATCCTCGGTGGCTGGCACAACTCCGACCTCACGCTGATCGGCGCGCGGCCCGCGATGGGCAAGACGGCGCTGCTGGTGAACCTCGCGGAAGCCGCTGCGGCAGCCAAGGTGCCGGTAGGTTTCGTGAGTGCCGAGCAGCCCGTCGAGCAGATCGGCATCCGTCGCCTGGCGCTGGCGTCGCGGGTGGGCGCTGCGGCCATTCGCGCAGGGCGGATCGACAACGAACAATGGTCGAAGGTCAGCGCAGGCGTGCGCGAGTACCGAGACGCGCCGATCTGGATTTATGACCGCTCCGCGCTGACGCTGGACGAGCTGGTCGCCATCGCGCGCAAGTGGAAGCACGCGCACAGTATGGGGATTCTGTTCATTGACTACGCCCAGCGCATCACGGTGCCGGGCGCGGATCGCATCACCGAAGTCTCGGCGATTGCACGCGGGCTGAAGAACCTCGCCCGCGACTTGCAGATTCCCGTCGTCTCACTGGCGCAGGTCAAGGCCGAAGTGGACAAGCGCGACGACAAGCGCCCGAAGTCCGGCGACTTGGCGAACAGCGACGAGCTGACGCGCGAGGCCGACCAGATCCTGATGCTCTACCGGGAAGCGGCCTACAACGAAAACGCCAACCGCACGACGGCCGAAATCCTGATCGAGAAGAACCGTCACGGCCCGACCGGGTTCAAGCAGGTGGCATTCCTTGAAGAAACGATGCGCTTTGCGGACATCGCGCGCGAGGACTACGCATGACCAAGCCCAAGCAACCCGAATACAGCCCGCCCGTGCAGTCGCGCGACGGTCGCGTGGTGTGGCTGGACTTCTTCAAGGCCATGCAGATGGCGGCGATGGGCCAGCCGAAGGGGAAGAAGCGGTGAAACTTTGGTCCCGTCAGCAACTTGACCGCGCCTATGCGTTCGCCTGCTCGCTGCTGGAGCAGGGCGCAATCGACTGGCAGTGCGAGCCGTGGGCCGAGCCGCGCACGTCGAAGCAGAACCGCTACCTGTGGCGGGCGGTGTACGAACCCCTGGTCGAGCGGTGCGGCTTCTCGAAAGAGGAATGGCACGAGCACTGGTGCATCGAATACTTCGGCGCGGTCGAAGTGGTCAAGCCGTCCGGCAAGGTCGAGGTCAAGCCGCAGCGGACCACGACGACCAACGAACACGGCAAGCGCGACGTGCTGAAGGGCAAGGCGTTCGCCGATTTCGTGGCCTTTGTCGAATCCGAGTGCGCCAAGAAAGGCGTGTTCGTGGTCGAGCAGTGGAAGGAGGCGGCATGATCCGTTCGCAAGCCCTCCGCGACAGCGCCGGCCATCCCGACGCGCATTGTATGTTCGAGATCGCCGGAGTGTGCGGCGACTCGACCGACTCCAAGACGGCCGGCTGCATGTTATGCCACATCCGCCTGCCGGGCGAGTGCGGCGGCGCACAGAAGCCGGACGACACATCGGCGGCCTTCGGGTGCGGGCCGTGCCATCGCGCGTTCGACGCGAACGGCTGCGCGCCGCTGCCGGAACACGAATGGATGTTTTACGCCCTGCGCGCACTGGCCCGCCAACTGCGGTGGTGGTTCGCGCATGGGTTTCTGACGATCAAGGGGGCGAAGTAGTGAATTTCGGAACAGCAACCATCCGCGCGCCGATGCGCAAGACGCGCGCACCCAAGTACGACTGTGGCCCGCACGGCAGGCTGACGGTCAAGCAGATCGCGGTCACGGCCAAGATCACGCCGCAAGCCGTCACGCGCCGCCTTCGTTCTGGCATGAAGGGCGAATCCCTCTGCGCACCGCGCAACGCCCACCGCACGCCGAAGGCGCGCTGCCTGAAGCCGGTGATCCGCACGGCCGTGAAGCTGGCGCGGTTGTACCCGGATCGCGTTCCGACGCTAGACGAGATCCAGCAGGCACATCCGATGGGGACGCGGAACGCAGTGAGCTGGCGGCAAGCGTTCGCTGAAATGAAAAAGGGAGCCGTCTGATGCGCCGTGGTCCGGGGCCAGCGTTTGCGAAGGTGATGGACGACCAGCACGCAGCGACGGCGGCCGAGTCGTATTTCCGCGTGGCGATCTGGATTGCCTCACTCAAGGAGGAGCCGAAGCCAGACCGCATCATGGAGCGGTTCAGTGTGCATCGCTCGACCGCGTATCGGTGGTTGGCGGCGTGGAAGTCGGCGAATGGAGCGGCGGCATGAGCGGAGCCAAATCACGCCGCAAGGCGCTGGAGGAGAAGTGATGAACCGTCGCAACTTTCTGAAGGGTGCAGTTGGGCTGGCCGCAGTAGCGGTGACTTGGCCGACGCTGGCGAGGTTGTCGCGCAGTGACCGAGAGCGATTAGCCGATCAGATCAGGACGGGCGGCGTCATCGAGAATCAAACGTTCTTGCTAGAAGGTTCTGGCCCCGTCGTCATCGCTGTGGACAACCTGACAATTCGGAATTGCCGGTTCATCTGGAAGAAGCGCGCAACGGGCTATTTAATGGAAATCCACGGGAATAACACCGCGCTTATCGGTTGCACGCTTGACGGTCGGGGTGGCCTTGACCGGGCGGCCCGAATGGTCGCCATCGCATGAGCGGCGCGTTCTCCCGCAACAAAGGCGCGCGTGCGGAACGCGAATTGTGCAGCCTGCTGCGAGACAACCTCGGCGGCGACTACAACCGCAACCTCAAGCAGTACCAGAAGTCGCAGGAAGGCGACGTGGAGCAACTGGTCGGGCCGTACCTGATCGAGTGCAAGGCACACGCCACGCTGAACCTGAAGGCCTGGTGGGGACAGGTATCGCAGGCCGCATCGCGTCATGCCGAACGGCCGATTCCCTGCCTCGCCTACAAGGTGCCGCGCAAAGGCTGGAGATTCCGAGTCCCGCTGCGCGAAGCATGGGCCAGCGGGCAGCAGTGGGGCAGGGAACTGACGTACACGATGGATCTGTCGCCTGACGGATTCTTTCTTTTGGTGCGCGAACACGGTCAATAGGGGGCCGTATGAACTACGCACTGTTTGGGGAGTGGGTGCGGGATCGGGTGGAGGACTTGGTGCGCTTCGGCGTGCCGAGGGATGAGGCCGAACACCTGATGCGCGGCGTCGAGTACGCAGCCGTCGCGGCCGAGGCCAAGGAACGCAGCGATAACCAATTCCTTCTCGACTTCCGCCGCCTCGGAACCAAGGCCACGGCAATCAAACACGAAATGACGGAAGCCGGCGCGCGAAAGAAGCGCAGGACGCTTCTAAGTCGTGTACCGGAGTTTGGGTCTAAGTTGCGTTCGGCCTAGGACACTGTCAAGCCATCAGAAGCCGCAAAGGAGCGGTGAGATGGCAGTCGAGATCGGCAACACCCTTCACTTCATCACCGGCTGTAGCTTTGAGCTAGATCGCAACGACCTAGATATCCGCGTCACCGCCAACGGCTTTGTAGTGACGAAGCGCAAGGCCGGCGACGAGGGCAACTTGGGCCGCGCCCACGTATTCACCAACGCTGCTGCAATGGCGGCGTGGATTCGCAAGGAATACACCCCGAAGATCGCCAAGAAGGCCAAGAAGCCGGCGAAGAAGAAGCCTGCCAAGAAGAAGGCCGGCGGTGCGTGATGGCCTCTCTAACCATCGTGTCATCCCGCAACGATGACAACAGCACCACGCTGACGGTCACGTTGCCGGCCCGCCGCAATGGCGAGGTCAACTTCGGGGCGCTGGCGCGGATCAACCGCGACTTGCTGCTCATCAACCCGCAGGCGTTCGACCCGCCTGATCCGCCGCCGCTGACTACCGCGATCCGTGATGGGCATACCGCCGATGGTGGCGGGCTGGTCGAGGCGATGCTGGACCGCGCGGCTGAGGAACCGGACGGACTGAAGGCCGGCGAAGCCTATCGGGTGGACGCATGAAGCGCCTGACCCTTCGCACCGAAAACCAATGGCGCAGCCTGAAGGATGGCGCGGGCGTGGACCTGCTGCGCGTGTCGTTCCATGCAAACCGCTTCCTGTGGGCGGGCGCGGTGACGGTGGCGGGCTTCGGATTCGGGTTCACCTACTGGCACGTCAAGCTGCCGGAGTGGAAGCCCATCGAGATCGAGCCGGAGCCTGGCACGCAGGCTTACACCGTCAAGTGGGTTCGCACCGGCATGGAGCACGCACCGTGAGAATTTCCTACAAGGTGCTGGCCGCCACCATCGCGTGGGGCGTGGCCTGCTGGGCATGGCTGCCGCATAACGCCTCGCTGCCCGTGGCGTTGGTACTCGGCGGCTGCGCGGTCGGCGTGATCGTGGGGATTTTTGATGTGATGCGGGGGAAGGCGTGAGCCGCCGACACTTCATCGTGCCGGATACTCAGGTCCGCCCCGGTGTGCCGACCGATCACATCGACTGGGTGGCGCAGGCCATCGTGGACTACAAGCCCGACGTGCTGGTGCATATCGGCGACCACTGGGACATGCCGAGCCTGTCCATGCACGACCCGGCCGGCTCACTGGCGAAAGAGGGCGCGAGGTACGAGGACGACATCGCGGCGGGCAACGAAGCCTTCGCGCGGCTGGTCGCTCCGATGCGTGCCGAACAGGAGCGCCTGCGCCGCCGCAAGCAGCGGGCGTGGGAGCCGCGCTGTATCTGGACGAAGGGCAACCACGAGAACCGGATCGACAGGGCCATCAATGCCGACCCGCGCTTCGCCGGGACGATTGGCGACCACCACCTCAACACGCAAGGCTTTGAGCGCGGCGCGTACCTAGAGGTGAAGTGCGTCGATGGCGTGAATTACAGCCACTTCTTCCAGATGGAGAAGTCGGACCGGCCCATCGGCGGCTCGATGGACAACCGGATGAACAAAATCTGCGCCACGTTCGTGGCCGGCCACGAGCAGGGGTATCTCGTGCACCGCCGCCCGCTGCCGATTGGGCGGACGATCCATGGCGTCGTGGCAGGGAGTTGCTATCTCCACGACGAGGGCTATCGCGGACACCAGCGCAACAACGACTGGCGCGGGATCGTGATCCTCAACGACGTGCGCAACGGCGGAGATTGCGAGCCGATGCCGCTGACCCTCGACTACCTCTGCCGCAAATACGAGCGCATGAGCCTGAGCGCCTACCTGCGGAAGAAATACAAGAACGCGGAATACCTCTACACGCTGGCGAGGGCGGCATGAACCGACTCAAGAAAGCATGGCTGGCGCTGACGGATCGGCTGGAGCCGGAAATTGTGCGCGAGCAGGTTGTGGAACGGGTGGAAGTTCCCGTGTTCGGTGAGCCGATGCTGGCAAGCGTTTACCGGGCGTATGACATTGGTCCGTTCCGGATACAGAAACCGCTCGGGATTTATTTCACTTGCGAGCAGGCCCATAGCGAGCACCCCAGCGCGCTGGTTTCAAAGGTGGATGCCATTCGCGTGGGGCGGCGATATTTCTGGATCGGGAATATCAAGGAGATTGAGGTAGCGCCCAAGCCCAAGCGCCCCAAGGGGAGCCGTGCTTGAGCGCAGAAACCGCCATCGAGGTACAGGCCGACTACCAGATCAAGGGGCCGGACCTCCGCAGCTACTACGCTGGGTTTACCCGCCGCGCGTTGCCCGAAGGGGCGATCTGGCGGCTATCCCTCGCATCTTCCTGCCTGCCCACCGGACACCCCGGCTACATGGCGTGGATGACGACCGTATCCGGCACGGAGCGGTTCGTGCCTGAGCTGCAACGCTGGGCCATCGGGCTGGGGGCGACCATTGCGCGCATGAAGCCCAAGCTGCGTCAGCGAGGCCGGCAGTACGTCGCGAGCTACGACCATGCGTGGGGGCGGCAGGCGAGCCTGGATGGCCTCGTGCTGGCTCTGTTTGGGGCGGAGAACGTCGAGGCGATTGCAGCCCGAGCGGACACCTTCGGCTGCGACCGGGACGCCTACAGGCGCATACGGGACTTCGTGGCGGGAGCGATCCTGCTGGCGTCGTGGCAGTACGAAGACAGCCTGCGGTGGGCGCACCGCGTAGCGAGGGACGCATGAGCAAGTTCGATGTGCTGGTGGGACACAAGATCCGCAAGGTGTTCGTGGCTGAAGGCGAGGAAAGCATGGCCTTCGTCACTGATGCGGGCACGTTCGCCTTTGAGACAGAGGGCGACTGCTGCTCCGAAACTTGGTTTGCAGACCTCATCGGCTTTAAGGCATTGATTGCCACCTCGCCCCCGAATTACTGGGGCGGACAGGTGTTCAGTGCCGAGGATTTCGAGCTTCCTTCAGAGGAAGGCGGTCGGTCGCGCCAGGAGTACGACGACGTGATGGGCGTCCGACTGAAAACCCATGCTGGCGTATGCGAGATCCTATATCGCAACAGCTCGAACGGGTACTACGGCGGCAGCATTTCACGGGTGTTTGTACCGGAGTCTCTGGAAGGCTGGAAAGAGATTACGGGGGACTGGAGCGCGTAGTCGCCTTACGGGCGCAGCCCTCAAAAAGCCGCTGTATGGTGATTATGAGGGCGATCCATTTGCCCGCCCGGATGCTCCGGCTAGGGACGCCGGGTTCTTTCAAACGGAGCCGTCATGACGACCATCGCGTATTCCGGTGGTTGCATGGCCGCCGATACGCAGGTGTCCGCAGGCGGGCGCAAGTTCCGCACGCACAAGGTCAAGCGCCTGAAGTGCGGCGGGCTGATCGGCTCCAGCGGCAAGCTGGCCGACATCCTGAAGATCCAGCGGTGGGCCGAGGCGGGCTTCCCGGAAGCGGACAAGCCGGACTTTGGCGACGAGGGCGAGTTCGAGTGCCTGATCGTCACGGGAGCGGGCGACGTGTACCTCTTGGACGAGGACATGGAGCTGATGCCCTTCATGGATGCCTTCATCGCGGTGGGGTCCGGCGGGCCGTACGCGATGGCGGCGATGGAGTGCGGCAGGAATCCGGCCGAGGCGGTGGCGGTGGCGGCGAAGTTCGACGCCAACACGTCCGAGCCGGTCGAGGTGTTTCGCGTGGAACCGAAGGAGGCTCCGCGTGGACGACGACGCGCTCGCCGAGGCTGATGCCGCCGCGATGGACCTGCTGCGCCTGTACGAATAGTTGGGCGTGCCCGCGATTCTGGTGACGTACCCCGGTGAAGCCATTTTCGTGCGCTGCCAGAACGCAGGCGACGTGGTGCCGCTGTGCAAACGGGTGATCGAGGAACATGCAGCGCCGGCCGACCGGACGCTGAATTAGTTTTGCAGAGGACGGTTGCGCGAGCGCCGTTGCGGGAACGAGAAGTGGCGGAGTGACCAAAACCCGTATGCCGGCATAGCGCCCGTTCAGTACGGTACTTGAGGGCAGCCACCCTCTGCGATTTATCAGGCGCTTGCGCCAACAGGGGAAGCGCGAGTGTGAGCAACGATCTGGCTGCCGACATCGGGGCGGCGACGCTGAAGGCTGCGCCGCCTGCGGGCATCACGGCCGGCATGGTGCTGGGGGCGATCGACCCGCAGTGGCTGGTGGCGATCCCGACGTGCATCTACGTCATCGCCCAGCTCGGCTACCTGATCTGGAAGTGGCGGCGTGAAGCTGCAAAGCGCGGGTAAACGCGCCATCGCAGGCGGCCTGAGTGCCGTTCTGCTACTGGCGGCTCCGCTGGTCGCGAAGTGGGAGGGACTGCGGTACTACGCCTACCCCGACCCGGCGACGGGTGGCGCGCCGTGGACGGTCTGCTACGGCCACACAGGTCCGGGCGTGGTGCGTGGCAAGGGCTACACGCTGGCCGAGTGCCGGGCGCTCCTACAGGCCGATCTGCGCGAGGCCGATGCCATCGTGCGGCGCTGCATTGCGCGCCCCATGCCGACCCGCGTGGAGGCGGCCTTGGTGTCGCTGACGTTCAACGTCGGCCCGCAGCCGGTGTGCAGTGGCGTGTTGGGCCGGCACGCACGGGCAGGCGATTGGGCGCGAACGTGCGCGTCGCTGGACGTGTACCGGATGGCCGCTGGCCGCGTGATGCGTGGCTTGGTGTTGCGTCGCGCTGACGAACGAGCGGTTTGCGAGGGTCGGGCTTGACTTTCCAACTGCATCACGGCGACTGCCTAGAAGTGATGGCAGGGCTGCCGGATGCGTCGGTGGACATGATCTTGTGCGATCTGCCGTATGGCACGACGCAATGCAAGTGGGACACGGTGATTCCGTTTGAGCCGTTGTGGGCGCAGTACCGCAGGGTGGCGAAGCGGAACGCAGCCATTGTGCTGACGGCCAGCCAGCCGTTTACCACGGCGCTGATCGCCAGCAACATGCGTGAGTTTCGGCATTCGTGGGTGTGGGACAAGGCGACGATTAGCAATCCCATGCAGGCCAAGCGCCAGCCGCTGCGGCAGCACGAAGATGTGGTGGTGTTTGGGGCTGCCAGTCCGGCCTATTACCCGCAAAAGACCGACCTGCACCTTGTGCGCACTTGGCGACAGGCGGCGCAGAACGAGGACGCAGCGATTCCCGGCAGGGTTGGCGCTACGGGCGAAGTCGTTGGGAAGTACCCAAAGACGATCATCCGGTTCAATGCTGCCAAGTTTGAGGGTCGGACGATTCATCCCACCCAAAAGCCCGTCGCCCTGATGGAGTACCTGATCCGCACCTACACACATGAGGGTGATGTGGTACTGGACAACTGCATGGGGTCGGGAACGACGGGCGTAGCCTGCGCCAACACCGGCCGGCGCTTCATCGGCATTGAGCGGGACGATAAATACTTCGCCATCGCATCCGAGCGAATCGCGGCGGCGCACGCGAGGCTTGCCGCATGAAACGCATCGCCTTCTGGCTGTCGTGGATGTGCGCGGTGCTGGCCTTCCGGCTGGCGCATTACGCGAAAGACGGCGTGGGCGAGGCGGACGAGTACAAGGTGGGCGGGACGACGGATGAGTGACAGCCTCCGCAAGACGCCTATCTGTGGCTGGACGACCGCCGCAAGCGAGGCGTGGGACAAGTCTCGTTGGCATCGCGCATTTCGTCGTGCCCAGCGCATTGCGCTCGCTTCTGGTGATGAGGATTCGCTCGATGAGCGCGAGTTCTCCGATCCTTGGCGCATGCACAAGGATGGCAAGCAGTATTTCGGCGGCCGAGATTGGGCCGGTGAAGACTGGGCCGTGAGGCTGATGCGCAAATGACCCCTAACAAGCGCGCCACGCTGCTGACCGCCTTTGTCGCCGTACTCGGCGCGGGCTTGGTCGTGTGGCACCTGCTGACAGGTGGCGAGTGGGCGCAGTTGCTGGCGGCGATCTGGCCGCGCTAATGGAATATTTGCTGGTAGCGCCCGATTGGACGGGGCGCATGTCAGCCGAGCAGGCCGCTGAGCGGGAGAGTCGCATCTTCCATTGCGACATGTGCTCGGACGCACGCACGATGGTCTATCACAACATCGTGGGCCTTCATCGCCATGTGGATAAGCGGCGGATTGAGGCCGGATTGATTCAAGAGTCTGCCCTGAGTTAGCCGCAGGGCTTTGCAGCTCACTGGAAACATCCGGTGGGATCTGCTCGCGCTTGGCCGCGCAGCCAGTCATACGTGCGCACGTAGAGGCTGGCGTCTTTCCCGAGGGCACGACAATGAAGCTGGCCGCACTCCTGGCGCTGGTGTTGACGGGGTGTGGCTGTACGTCGCTTCCGTTCGGTGAGACCCACGACACCACGCACCGGCTGGAAATGGTGGGCGGAATCTGCTCTGGGACGGCGATCTCGGACCACGAGCTCCGCACGGCGAACCACTGTATCGACTTGGGTGGCGCGCTCCAGTTGGTGGACGGATGGGACGCGCATGTCGTGTCGATGTCGGCCAACAAGGCGCGCGACATCATCGACATCACGCTGGCGGGGCATCCGTTCAAGCATTGGGCGCAGCTCGGCCCGCGCCCCAAGCAGGGCGACCGCATTCGCTGGTGGGGCAATCCCGAGGGCGAAGCGGACGTGTACCGCGAGGGCTACGTGGCGAAGGTGACGGACGAGATGATCGTCGTGGACGCCACGATCTGCCACGGGGATAGCGGGAGCGGTCTGTTCAACGAGTCGGGCCAACTGGTCGGGGTAGTGAGCGCCATGAGCGACCTCAGCGGCTGCACCTTCATGCTGGCGCACTCATGAATCCCTACGAGCCTCTGATCAAGGTGCTGGCGCTCGCCAGCATCCTGCTGGGCGCGTGGATGTTGGGCGATCATCACGGCCACGCGGTTGTTCAGGCCAGGTTCGACAAGCACCTGTTGGCCGACAAGGCGCAGCAACTTGCCGCCGAGAAGAGCGCCCGCGAGCAGGAACATGCGCAGGCGGTCGAAGTGGCCCGCCTGATGGACGAGAACGCGAAGCAGAGGGCGGCCAATGAAGCGACTCAGAAACGCATTGTGGATGAGCTGCTCACTGCTCGCCGCCAGTTGCGCGCACGTTGGACCTGCGGTGTGCCCGCGACTCCCGGACGTGCCCAAGAGCCTGATGGTGCCACCCGCGACCGGGCAGAGAGTGCGGGACGAATTGTTCGAGCCGCCGACGACGCCGACACCCAAATCCGCGCCCTCCAAGACTTCATAAGGGCGGAACGGAAGTGAACAAAGAGATCGACTGGCACGGCCCGAACTACGCCTACACCACCGAGTTGCTGATTCGCAGCAATGAGCGGGGCGGCGAAGGGCGCATCTATCGCGCCGATGGCCGGCAAGTATTTCCGCGCTGCGAAGGCGCGTGGTTCGTCAACTTCGTTTGCCCTGTGGGCTGGGACGAGCGCGACGCGCTGGTGTAGGAGTTAAGCAGTGACCGACTACAGCCGGAAGATCGGCGGCACGACCGTGGACCTCTCGCCCAACGTGGCGAGCATCCAGAAGGCCATCGACAGCCTGCCCAGCGATGGCGGCACGGTGGTGGTAGCTCCCGGGACATATCCGGTGGACGCGGTGAACGCCTCGATCCGGCTGCGCACTGGGCTGAAGCTCGTGCTGACCGGCGTCACGTTCACGGTCATCCCGAACAGCTCGATCCGCTATGCCGTGCTGGACAGCAATGGTGCATGGGATTGGGAGATCCACGACGGCGAGATCGTCGGGGATCGGTACGAGCACAGCTACGTGACCGCTGGCCTCACCACGAAGCAGGCGACCCACGAGTGGGGCCACGGCCTGCGGGTGAACAACGGCGGTCGTGGGACAGTGACGGGCCTCAAGGTATCCAACTGCACCGGGGACGGCATCTGCATCTCGGCCGATGACGTGGTGATCGACGGCTGCATGTCCACGAACAACCGCCGCCAAGGCTGCTCCATCGTGGATGGCGTGGGCGTCAAGTTGCTCAATTCTGAGTTCAGCTTCACGAACGGCACGAGCCCCGAGTGTGGGGTGGATATCGAGCCGGAGCCGAATCAGGTCTGCAAGAACATACTGATCGACAACTGCCGATTCCCCGGCAACGCCAAGTACGGCGTGAGCATCCTGCAACGCACGGATGGCGGGATTGTGGACGGGGTCACGGTGCAGAACAGCCAGATCGGCGGCACGGACCTGGCGAGCATCAACAAGAGCAACGGCGCAGTGGTGTCGGGCGCGAGCAACGTGACCTTCGCCAACAACCGGGTCGCATGGAACTCGGCCACGGGCATTCGCCTGCTGTCGGGCAAAGGCCTGCACGTCACCGGTAACACCTTCGGCCCGAACTACACCCGCAACGGCATCCGGGACCGCAATCCGGACGTGACGCGGACGGGCTACAGCTCCACATATCAGGCCGATCTGCTGGTCACGACCACCTCGGTCACGGGGCTGGACGTGGGTACGAATACGTACAAATGAAGATTCTTTGGTGGCGACTGCTGGCAAGCCTCGGTGCTTGGTTGGGCCTAATGCCGCCGCTCGGAATGCTCATGCTGTGGGCTCACGGGCACAAGGTTCGTCCCGTGGTGCGGTGGACCGGAGACAAGTGGCGCCTGGCCGGGGCCAAGGTCAGCAAGTGAGCAAGGGCAGCAACCGACGCCGAGAGGATCGCCAGGCGGTCGAGGCGAACTGGGACAGGATCTTTGGGCCAGCACGCACACCTCTACCGCACAGCCCGATGGCTGAAGATGCGGAAGGCGCAGTTGGCGAAGGAGCCGCTGTGCCGGTACTGCCAGATGCTGGGCAGGATCACCCCAGCAACGGTGTGTGACCACATCACCCCACACCGAGGGGATCTCGCCCTGTTCTACGCAGGCCCATTCCAGAGCCTGTGTGCCACATGCCATAGCGCAGTGAAGCAGGCCGAGGAGCAGTCAGGCCATGCGAGAGGCTGCGATGTGCATGGCAACCCGATCGGACGGGAGTGGTAGGGGGCATCGAAAGTCTAGGGCTGCCGGCCTTATGACCACCCGTACCCCCTCGCTTCGCTAAATCCGTACATTTTTCCGTTCAGCTAGGCGCAAACAGTGAAACAAGCAGGCCGCAAATCCGCCGCAGAGCTTGCGACGGTCACGGC